CGAAACTTTTGCATACTATCAAAAATCAACGGGCCTTGTTCTTCGTTTGTGAATTTTACATCGACAGGAGTATCGTCCATCCATAGATCAACACCGCCATCTGACAGTACGTTGATAACTGGTGGCTCAACATCAAACAGTCTGGCTACGGCAAACTCAGCTTTGTAGCCGAATGCATTAGCCTCTTCTCTGGACTGTCTCTCATTCTCAAGTCGAGGGTTAAAGCCTTGTAACTTACAAAGAGCTACAGTATCCGCCCCCATAATTTCTGATGTATGGCTATCTTGCCTAGTGAGTTTAAACTTCACTTGCTTGCTCCCCCACATATTCGTGTGAGTAAGAGAAGACACTTCTGGGCATCCAATCTAAATTTTTGTTTTTACCAGCGGCACAACGCACCTTCATATTTTTGGAAGTGGCTCTCCATTTGCTGGATCTGTTTCGGTACTCTCCCATCCTTGGGTGGGTAGTTTTACTATAGTACCTCTTACCTTCTTTAAGATGTATCTCACCAATGGCGTCACTCATACGAACACCAATACCCAAGCCTTGGTAGTCGGGTAGTACAACCGTTCTATGGCCTCTGAATGCATTCTTTAATGTTCCGCTTGGCATAGCTAACACTGAGGTAAATCCAACGACATCTGATCCCCAGAGACATACCCAGTGTCTTGCACTCTTATTGAGGTTTCCTGAGAGATAGTGATGGTCGCGGAAGATTGCCCACGACTCTGCCCTGCAAGGTAGGAGCTCCAATTCAATGTTGGGACGCCGAAGATACCCCCTCGGGAGAAAATCCCTTGTCAAAGTATCATATACCCAATCAGGCTCTAGCCATTCGATAATGTCATAATGACAGGACGCGAATACAACTGAGTGCATATCGCTATTTTTAATGTATCTGCTTAATGCGGCCGAACAAGACTTAGCAACTGATCTATCAACAACGCTAGTGAATTCATCTACCACTGCGCCATTGCTTAATTGTCTAGCTAAGTTAGCTCGGTACTTTTCACCTGTTGAAAGTATTTCGTATGGCCTGAACCATGCTGGTACGCTGTTTAATCCTACGGCACTTAGTTTATTCTGTGCCTCTTCTGCCCCGTCAAAATGCGAAACAATGGCTTTATTGTCCTGCCATTCAGGGTGCTCTTCATTACCAAACAGTTTAAGCATAGTGGACTTGCCACTACCTGATGGGCCAACAATTAAACCTATACCAAAATCCGTAGGTAAAGTTTCTAGGGTAGGTACGGTACATTCTGAGATACCAGTGAAATCATAATCAAAGTTAGTTGATACTTTTTCAGTTATCTCGTCTTGTTGGATGTTCTCATATTTTAATATCTTATCCATGCTTTACTCCACATACCTGCTAATAGCGGGCTGTAGGTTGCATATGACTGTGCCGTGCCACCCCGATAATTTATTCTTGGATACGGTTAGATAACGAGTGTTATCAGGATCAGTATCATCAACGTCACCAGCTTCATGCTTGCCAATGCCAATACACAGATCTAGTTCCGCCATCTTACCAATCTTAGATCCTTCCATATCGAAGCCCGATAAACGAGTACGGCCTCGAGCTTCATTGGATGCTTGCGATACGGTTATGACTGCACATTGCTGACGCTTGGCTAACTCACGCAAAGATCTGTATAGTTCTCTGAGGCGTTCGTGGGATGCTGAGAAGGTTCCATTGATATGAACCTTGTCTCCTTGATCTATCACCACCACGTCTGCATTCATGTGCTCAATGTATGATTCAATCTTTTGTAGATCCCACTCTTGAATGTCTTTCATTTCAAGACGATCTTGGATTGCCGTAAATCTATTGGTTGCAGAGCGAGGGTCAGTTACAATCTCTTCGCGGGTCATGCCGCTCCAAGCTTGCATAGCTCTAAGCATTGTACGCTTAGTCTCTTCCTCGTTACCTAAATACAAAACCTTTGCACCCTGTTCGCAAAAACCACCGGGGCCGCAAACAATTGAGATTGCAAAGGCTGATTTACCTGTCTCTGGTAATGCAAAGATTGTCCCGAATTCTGCGGGCCCAATGCCATAAACGTGTCTTGCAAGAGTGTTTATATTAAATTTCCAACGAGCATCATCAGATGTCATTCGGAGTAATTCTTCAATGTCTTTAGTTGTAGCATCACCAAAGTCACTTGGCATCACACCTTCACGCACATTCTCAAGTAATGAGGTAAGGCGAGACATTGCATCTGGTACGCCTTCAGTGAGCTCAATGCCCATGTTGGCAATCTTATGACCAACGTGACGCTTCCATAATTCTTTAAGATAATCTGAGGCTACGCCATTCGATAATGGCTCCTCTCTTTCAATGCCCTGTAGTAGATCAGAAATAATATCTTTCTCGGATCTTGTGGCTACGGGGTTATTCTTCAGCCAAATGGCTTGAACATCGTTTATCTTTAAATCGTGTTCGTATTTTTCATGCCCCTCAGAAATGCTTTGAAACACCTCTTTTAACTCTTCCTCAAAGAGTTTTGGACTAAGACTACTCTTGTTATCAATATAAAATTCACGGGACAAAAGTCCCCTAAGTATCTGTAATTCCATGTTTTTATTTGCCTGTTATGCTCTTATTAGTGTCATGTAACGACACCAATTATAGCCCTAGTACCCCCTACTAGCAACAGAAAAATTCACAAAAAAAACCCCGCTCAGTGGCGGGGCCTTGATACATAAGGGTTTTAGCCCTTAATTTTTTTTTTAACTTAATCTAAGTTTCATATTTTTAATGTCAGGCGTTGAATCGCCTCTTCGCTCTCGGAGATCCACTTCGTGGTAAACAACCCGTGGGTTGCCTCTACAAAGTTGGTCGATGGCTTCTTGTAATTTTCTCTGCTCTTCAGCCGCCTCAATGAACCCTTTCGGGCAATCGTAGTCAATAACTACTAATCCTCTGCATTTCATTTTAAATCATCCTTTTAACACGGTTACACTAATAATACATAGAACCGAATTGGCGGAGCTTGATGCGGGTCACTCCAGCTAGATGCCTTTCTTCCGTGGCAAGACCCGTCTTTATTTTCTCTATTTTTAACCATCTACTAATTTAATTATCCCTGAATTATCATACCATTTTAAATCATTGGTAAGAAATTTAACCTTACAGTCAGCCACCCCTTGTAGCTGTCTTAGTAACACTATTGACTTACGAGAGGCATCTTTGTCAAGGCAAATAATTAATTTAGTAAAGGCCTTCAACTGTTTACGCTGTAATGGGGAGATATTTGTACCAAGTAATGCCACTCCTGTGTACTTGCTAGTGGCATAGACTGCACAAGCACTGGCGGCGTCTTCTACTACGATTGCTGTATCTTGGCTACCTACGCTTAAAATACCCTGTGTGTCGCCGTATGAGAGCCATTTAGGCTTAATACCTGTTCGTAAGGCTCGTCCAACTGCACCAGTATTCTCATTCATCCAAAATAAGGTACGGTCTTTAGCTGGGTCATAGGTGATTTTAATTGCACCATCATCATACGCTTTACGACAATTATTATCATCAACGTATTTAATAACGTGTTCGTGATGATCTATAGATGAGTTTACTTCAGGTACGGGGTATGCACGTTTGTATACACCTGTTGAAGTATCCCCATTAAATTTACGTTTGATTGCATCCAATCCATATCCAACACGTTTACCACCTGATGCTGAACAGGATGCTTTATAACAATTCCAGATTAAAGATCCATTACGCTTAGATATTGTAAGAGTATATTTTCCACCACAGAACGGACAATTAATTCGTTTAGTATCATCATCTTTAACACTAACTTGACTAATTACTTCATATTGTTCTTTTCGTGAATACATATCAAGAACGTTTAGCTACAACTTTCGTGTCACCAAAATACCTTCTAGCATCATGTGGATGATTCCAAGAAATAACATCTTTTAAAAATTGTTTAATTTCATGTTGTGTAGGCTGATTTTCCATATCCCCAAAGTTATCTTCACCAACTTCAATAGTAATCTCAAATTTATAAGTATTCATTTTATTTTCCCTTTAACCCTAAATCTATAGCTCGGCCCCGTAGAGCGGCCTCGCTTTTATACACCCATTAATACCATCCGTCAACATCTATTGTGACACTAGTTATGGGCTTTACCACCCCCGATTATACTTAACCAGTTGATTTAATTGGTAAAACCCATAACCTGAAGGTCGTAGGTTCAAATCCTACTCCCGCAACCAACTTCTTGATTTCATTACACATTAATTAAAAAGTGTAGTGGAGTTGAAGAAAATGGAAGTTTTGACACTGTGACACTAACTATTACCACAGAATCGGTCTACATCATCCTTTAGTACATCCTTTGGTGGGTTTCCTTCAAGATGGGTATGACACGATGTACAGTACACCACGTCAGGTTCATCTACATACGTTCTACCTCTGGTGCTTCTACCACACCAATCACATATCTTTAGTTCATCCCACGGGGAGAAACTAGGAGTTTTTCTTGCTCGCCTCATAATCAATCTCCGATTTCATTTTTAAGCACACTACATTTTGGTGCTCTTCTTTTATTACCGCTTCTACCCCATGCATTGCATATTGGCAGTCAGCATAAGATGGGAAGGCCTTGATCGGTTTAGCGAACAGACCCCCTTCCAACAGTGTCAGTATAATTAACCAATACATTATAGAGCCCCCGACATTAGTTCAGGATCTAGCAGAGCTTCCCACGAGTAAGGGAAGTGCCTACGCATATCATCTGATATCTCTTGCGCTACAAACTGAGTTTCAAGTTGACTGTCAGGTGCACAACGAAGTCTGCACATATCTGCCCATGCATCCAACGAACCGCTCCAGTGCCATTCCGTCATGGTGGACAGTGGGAGCTCACCGCGAGCCAACTCTTCACAAACCCCAATGCTCAACAGGTGCTTATATTGTATAAAGGCGTGTTCTCGTGAAGCCTGTACATCAACACCCTCAACAACGCCTTCACTGCCTTGCTTCTTATCCTTGGACTTCCCCCGCCATTGTGCGGGAGTATAAAATTCAGGATCATCAGAAATATATCTTCGCGACACTTCTGACCATCTTAAAAATTTATGTTTAACAAGTTGTCGGGCTACAAACATTGGAGCCTTAACATGAAAGGATGCAAAACAATGACCGAAGGGACTGAAGTGTTTATGTTCAGCCAGATACTTAATCAGCTTTGGATCTTTGCTTTCTAACTTTTCATGGTTTTTATTGAAGGATACTCTGGCCGCATTAACTACGGTCAGATCATCCCCCATACAACGAAGTAAAGTTGCACTAATCATTATTATTCTCCATTGGGATTTCTTGTGGGAAATCGATTGTGTGATCGTCGCAGTGATCAGTAAAATCCGCCAAAGCTATGCTTATACCCAACATCCGTACTTTTACAGCATCTGTGTATCTACGGTTGCAGTTAGGAGTGTCACACGCGGCGGTGCAGTATACATTATTCATTTATAGGTTCCTCTCTTGAAATCTTTTGTTAACCCCAGCCGCCGCTAACTTGATTGTTGGGCGGACATATATTGATAGAACGTCACGGCTTTGGTGGCCTGTGACTGAGCGCAATTCATCTTCAGTACATCCTGACTCCGCCATTTCGGTGGCTCCAGTTCTTCTGAAATCTCTGATTTGTAGCTCTGGTGGTAGCCCAGCGGCTAAACGAACCCTAGCGGCCCATTTAGAATACAGCCTACGATCAAATGGCTTACCTGTAGCTTCACAGATAACTATTTCTGATCTGATAGCCACACCCTCTGGCTTTAGTCTGTTAAGACGCTCGGCCAAACGAGGTGATGCTGGTATTTCTACGGGCGTTCCTGTCTTTTCTTGACGAAACTTGATAGTAACACCATCAAACCCTTCCCAAAGCAGGTGTCTCATATCACCGGGTCTTTGGCATAGGTCATAACACAACAGAGCCAGTGTACCGATAGAGCTCATGCCCATCTTATCGGCTGTTTCAATGAACAGGTCTGCTTGTTCAGGTTGCCATAGCACTTCACGAGGCTTGAGCCCCTTGAGGTTCATTCGTTGGAACGGGTTGTTCTTAACACGGCCCGCTCTCATACCCATGAACCATATCTTACGAAGCACTTTGCAAACGTGAGTGGCCCTATGCTGGCTCTTTAGCTCTTGTAGCTTCAGATATAGCTTGTCAGCGTGTTCTGGCGTGACATTTGAGGACTTCATCTCACCGAAGATGGCACCATTGTTAAAAGAGATGCGTCTAGCTTCTTTAATCATGGTGTTGTAGAACCGTTTGCTGTTTGTACTCAGCTTTTGGTAATCATTCGTGGACTTGTAATAGTTTATCAACCCATCGACTGCCGTATCAGCGGCTCGGATCTCCCTTTGTATGCCTCTCTTATAGTCAGAGTACACATCAAGGATCTCTTGAGCATATTCGTTCGCTTCAGACAGTGCATCAAACTGTTTGTACTCAGCTTGGATGTTGTCTTTTAGATGCGGTGGTGGGTTAACAACCCAAACTACACGGCCTTCACTCCGTGCTCTTTTCTCTACATATTTCAATTTCATTCTGTTACCTTTTCGTTTATGGAATCTAGTGACACTAACAAATGTTTTTCAATACGTCAATTATAATACATTTATTAATGTATAGGCTTGCTTTTGTAGGTGTACTCAGGTAACATCTATGGTGTCAGTACATCTTCCTCCCTGTGTACTGATTGTATAGGTTGGTTCCCCTACCAACCAAACTTGCTTCATTGCTAGTGAAGTATAAGCCCCCAGCACCGACTGACCCTCGGAATCATGCTGGGGGTTTTTTTATGTAACTTTATATCAATTTGGCATAAAAAAAGGCCCCGAAGGGCCTCTAAAAGTCTCTGGCGCGGCAATATACTAACTAGCAATGCTCACTTCAGACAGATCTGGCTCTACAATAGGGGGATCTACCTTGTATCGTGTCCCACAATCATCTTGTCCATGAATTGCTATCATTCTACCCGATCCTGTTTGTGTAATCATAACGCCGTTCTTGCATTTCTGTGAGAGCTCGACGGCATCTAGTAGAGCGTTTCCTAATTCTAAGGCTTCGTTGTGTGTAAATCTCATCCATATCCTCTACTTTCAATTTTCTATCGTTTTGTAACTTTCTCACTCTGCCAGAGCATCAGTTCTGGGTCAAGAGAAAAGAAACTTCTGGCGCGGCAAATACACAAATACATAACGTGTAAGAGCACTAACAAGTTATACACATATATACACACACACACTGGGTGGGGCAGAAAATTGGTTTTTGCTCGGGCTGGTTCGGGCCCATAACTATTGCACGTTTTAAATTTTCATGTATATTAAACAAGCCGCCGCAATTTGCGGGGCCCTTGGGGTGGTTCCCGAGGTTCACTAGCTAACGAGGTAAAAACATGAAAACGAAAACACCATTCAAAAGAACTGGCGCAATTAATGGGGCCGTATTATATGACGGGCCGAGCGAATTGGACGGGGCCCCAATTGTGGCAATTGCGACGGTTGGAAGCAATAACCGAAAAACGGGGGGCATGGTTCAAGTTTGGATATTGTCCCGAGATATTGACCCGATAACCGCAAACCGAACGGGGGCCGATTATTCAATTTGCGGGAATTGCCCATTAAGAGGCCGCGCAAATAATAATGAAAAGGGCTATGCCACGGGGCGGGGTTGTTATGTCAATTTAATACAAGCCCCGAATTCGGTTTTTAAATCATATCATCGGGGCATATATCCGACGGTTAACACGGCCGAGTTAAAGAGATACGGCCGAGGGCAAAAAATAAGGGCGGGGGCATATGGTGATCCAATGGCCGTACCGTCTTATATATGGGCCGAGCTATTAGCCGAGGCCGAAACTTTCACGGGTTATACTCACCAACTAAACGAGGCGGGAACGTCAAAAGATAACCGCCGAGAATTTACGCGCTTTTGTATGGCCTCGGCCGATACCCTAGCCCAAGCCCGCGAATTTTGGGCCGAGGGGTTCCGAACGTTCCGAACCATAACGAGCCCCGCCGATATTGTGGCGGGCGAAATACTATGTCCCGCAACCCCCGAGGGCGGTTTAAAAACAACTTGCGAGGCTTGCGGCCTATGCAAGGGCTCGGGAATTAAAGCCCGTAATATTGCCGCCGTGGTTCACGGTTCGCAAAAAAAGAACGCGGCCGAGATTATAGCGAGGGCCGTTTAATGGGGGGTTTATATCGGGCAATCGGCTTTTGTGTCTTTTGGTATTTTGTGCTCGTTTGGGCGAGCCAACTTTAACTAATGTTTTTACTCGGGCTTAATTAATGCTTTACTATGGCCCGAGTAAGTGTATAATCGGAAAATATCGGGGCGTGGTGCCCCGTGTTAACTAGCTAACGAGGTAATAAAATGAACGTATTAAATTTTGAAACTAACAAGAACGCGACGCAAT